TCTTTTATTAAATTCTCTCCATTTTTTAGGATATCTCAAACCACCCCACTTTCCAATAGTTTCTTTAACTCTATAATATTTGTCTTTTGGGTTTTCATACCAACAAACCATATCAACTTCATCAATTGTTATTTTTGTGTATTCTAAACACCATTGAATTGCCTTAAACGGAAAAGAACTATCATGCTTTTCACCGGATAGTTTTTCTTCTTCAATTGCACATATAACTTTACCATCTATAACCAGAGCTGCTGCTGAATCGTGGTAAAATGCGGATAAACCTAATTGTATCATTTTTAAATTTTTATATCACCTTCCCTATCAAATTCATTATAAAGTGCCATTTGTTTTTCTTTCATCTTATTAACAACTTTGGTAATATAATGAGTAGGGTGTCCTGTCATTTCTCTAATAAGTAGATATAGTGATTTTTTATTAAAATTTTCTATGTAATTTGCTCTACGGAATAATTCTAATACCGAATCTGCAATTTGCATGTCTCTTTTCTTTGGAAAATGGTTTTCTAAATGTTTATCCCAATATTCTAACATTCTAATATTAAATGTTCTATGTTCATCATTGCGTTCCTCCTCTCTAAAATTATTTTCAGTATCAAACGATTCCGGCAAACCTGACATCACATCGGTATCTTTATACCTTTTATAATTTGCATTATTATTTAAAATAAGATAGTTTCGTGCAACAATTGTAAAATAACTAAATGCTTTACCTTTACCCGCTTTGTACATATGAATTTTTTCAATCATAAATGCAACAACCTCCGCCATTACATCTTTTGGGTCATCATCAAAATAAGTAAACTTCCATTTATTATAAACTATCTCTGCAAGTTTGTCAAATGCAGATGCAATTCTTTCTCTATATAATTTATCTTTAATATATTGGTCATTGGTTAAATTATACTCAATGATTGCATCTTCGGTATCTTTTGGAAAATATTGTCTGTTCGGGCCTCTTTTCTTTCTAACTGGCATTTTTTTGTTGTTTGAATTTTTCTATTGTTTCTTTAATTTGATAAAATATAGAACCAACTTCATCATCCTTCTCAAACATTTCACGACTATCAATTAGTCTTAATGCCTCCAGTAATGCTTCGTTCCTTTCAATTTCCGTTTGTATAAATTTTTGTGTATCTTCGTATGTATCTTCATATTTTTCTAATTTTTTTAGAAGATTATAAACTACATATGATAATGTAAGTATGAGTAATGTAAGTATTGTATATATCATATTAAACGATTTCGTATCCTTGTAAGAATAATTTATTTGCATTTTTGAATTTAACTTCTACCATCTCACCTTCTTTCGATTTCATTACAATCTTTTCATTTCTACCAAAATCGACTTTTTTAACAACCTGTGTGTTATAAACTCTATCTTTAATAGTAATTCCGTCTAAATGGTCTACTTCATGCTGAACAATAACCGTCATCATTGTTTCTTTTGATATTGATTCATTTGCTTTGTCACCTTCTGGATTAATTTCAAATGTTAGTTCACCCAAGTTATCAGTATCAACTACGACTTTACAAGCTCTAATAGTTCTAGTTGGTTTTGTAAGTGAAGATGGAATTGATAAACACCCTTCCATAAAAAGAAACCCTTCTTTAGATTTTTCTTTAATAATTGGATTTAACAAAAATAATTCTGTAATATCTTCTTCTTCTCCAAATTTAATATAACAAGCTCTCTTTTTAATTCCTAATTGAGTTGCTGAAATGCCTAAACCTGGATATTCACTTAATCCTTGTTCTAATTGTTTTCTTAACTCATCAGCTTCTTGCTGTGTAATTTCTGACTTTAATACAGGAGTTTTTAGATACTCCACAAACTCTTTTGTTGTTAGTCCGTTAGAACCCTTATCAACTATTAATTTCATATTTTATTTTTTTAATCCGTATTTAATCCATTTATACCATACTCTTTCGTGAATATAGTATTGAATGGGTTTATAAATCAATTCTGCTACTCCAAATGCTGCTCCAACTTTAATTGAACCACTTATCAACCACGTTAATAAGAAACCAATTATGGTACTTAAAATACGATATGAGATAGTTTTAGCAATATGTCGTTTACGCTCTACTACCATCTTCCGTATCTATATTGTAAATGATTACATCACCATTTGAGTCAATGTATTTTTTTCTAATTGCCGTACCACTAATTTGTTCAATTTCTTTTGGTGGTTCGTGATATATAACGTCATAACCTACACCTCTACCATAGTTTACACTTTCAATATCTGGAATAATTGATAACATAATCTTATCCCAATTGTTTGTAAAAAATGGTTCCTGTTGTAATTCTCTTAATACTTCTTGAGCTGACTTTGGATTGTTCTCATCTTGTTGAACATCTCTAATTGCTACCCAACAATTCTTTCCTTTATCCAATTGTTGATTGATTAACCACTCATGACCTTTATGCCATGTTTGCCACCTTCCAATAAATAATGCGTACTTTTTCATATTTGTAATATACGAAAATTATTCTAAATTACCAAATAATTAATAAGTTTTGATATTTTCTTCTTCGTTTCTGAATTTTGCCAATTCTCTAACGGTTCCACCTTTTGATTTTAACCAATAATTAACTGCCTTTGGGTTATTTATCCACAAATTTCTTTTTTGCCATTGGAATTCTGGATGCATGTATTCTTCCCATTTTAATGATGGGGTTTCTTCTATAATTTCAGAAGCAGGTGTAACATCAACCACAACATCAGTAGATTCAACATTTGTATCTTCTTTTTTTTCGTTAATCTCATTTTTTTCCGTTTCGTTAAGAATATTTTCCACTATAACTTCATTTTTATCCTCTTTTGTAGAATATTTTCCATTATCTCCGTATATTTGGTAATTTTTGTAGTTTTCTTCCATCAAATCATCCAAATTATCGTATAAGCTCAATTTTTCATCATTTTCCATAATTTCACCTAAAAGTTTTCGTTGTTTTCGTTTTGTTTCACCAACCATACCATTAAATGCGATAATTAAAGCAACTGCCAATGGGTCAAATACGATTACAATCAAAAATATGAAGAACTTTACAACATTTTTCAGTTCTACACCGAATGCTTCTGCTACAAACCTAAAACCACCTACTTCTTTTTCTAAATCTATATTAGTAGTTTTAATTTCGTTGATTTTTTCGTTTTCTTTTGCGTTTTGGTCTTGTAAATCACTAATTTTTTTGTTAATTTTAGCAATTTCTTTATCTCTATTGTCTATTGAACGAATAAGACGAGAATTTACCTTACCACCATCTAATATTTTACCTTGATTTTTATTAAACTCACTAATTTGTGTTGATAATTGAGTGATTTGAGTAGTATTTTGGTCAATTTTAGTAGAATGAACCATAATTTCCCTATCTACCTGTTGTAATTTAAGTGATTGTGCCTGAAAAGCATTAGAAAGGTAACCAAAGATACCTGCAGATGTGATTAACATTAGTAATGCAACAGCAGATACTAAATACCACTTATTAAAACCCTTAATTTCATCCCATTTTTGTTTAAGATAGGTTGCTGCTACTAATTTAGCAAATTCCAATGACCCGGCCATTACCATTACTGCGGTTGATGCTCCACTAAATAGAACACCCAATCCTGTTACGGAGAAAAATGCTGCACAACCGGCGATAATTAGTGCAGAAAATCCGACTAAATATTTAAGCCAATTCATTTATCTATTGATTCGTGTTAATTCGGAAATTCGTTCAGCTATCTTTCTTGCATCTTCCAATGTAGTGTGAGCTTCAGAAGGTGACATATGTTGTGCACCTGTAATTCCATTTTGCAAAATCCTCAACTTACCGTCTAAAGATTCCAATAACATTTGTATTTTTTCGTTGTATATCATGTTTATAAATATTTAATAAATAAAAAAAGGTAGAAGTAATGACTCTTCTACCTTTGTAATATACAAAAAATAACTGAATTAACCTAATTTTGGGGTTAATTTTTTTGGTTTGGACTCTTCTTTTCTTTCAAGTGTAATTAAGAGAATTCCATTTTTAATCTCAGCTTTTGCTTTTTTACCATCAAAGTTTTTGCCTACTTGGATTCTTTCTTCAATATCCGAAACCAATTGATTAAAAGGACTTTCTTTATCCTCTTGTGTTTTTTTAGCTTTAATTTCAATCTTGTCCTCAAAGCAATTAATTTCAATATCCTCTGGGTTGTGTCCTAATACTGATAGTGCAATACTCGCGACTTCGTCTTTAATGTCTAATGCGAATTTGTTTGGAACATAAGTTGTTGTTTTTGGTTCATTAAAGAACTCTTCAAATAACTTACTGTAATCAATCATGTACATAATATAAATGTTTTTTAGTTAATAATATTCTATATAGTCCAAATACTATACCATCTCTTACTCCGTTACAAAGTTATGACAATTTTACACTTACTTTGTTACAAATCGGAAAATGTGTCATTAAATTACGTTATCTTGTCTTTCAATGATTGTAGACATATGGTCTGCCCAATGCATAATAAATTGTAACTTATAAACTAATTGTTTCTTTAAGTCGTGACCTGCTAAATACTTTTGATTATCTTCGTCATACATACCATCAGTAAGTTTGATTGCAAAATACTCTTTCTCATTATAAGTAATACCATAGTCGTTTAGTGTAAAGAAAGTTCTATCGGTTAAAGTCATATAAGGTATCTTCTCATTACGAACAAATAAAGTTCCGTATTTCTTTTGAGACCATTCTTCTTGGTTTGGTAGGTAATGTAATTCACCTTTAATACCCAACTTTCCTAAGTCGTGATGTAGACAACTAAATATCAATTCTTCTTCGGTGAAATCAATCTCTCCACCTTGCATTACGAACAGGTCTCTCATTTTAAGAGCGTTCTTACATACATTAAAGATGTGGTCAATATACCCACCTATATACCCATTATGATAGTGTTTTGAGCCGGACGCCGGTGATAGGGTTAAATTTACACCCAATTCTTCTTCGGAATACATATGGAGTAATTTCTCCAATCTTTCTCCTTTAAAATACTTCTTAATTATACCTATAAATCGGTCATAATTTGCTTTTAATTCTTGTTCTGTCTTTTGTTTCATAATTTAGAGTTTAATTGTTTATAATACTCTAATATACGACAAATAATTGACATTACCAAATTTATATTAAGGTATTTGGTTTATTAACATTTATTCTATATTTCTCTCCGTAAGGAAAGTTTTTATTTTCTAATTCGTCTATATTTAAATAATTTAATATTTTTTCAAAACCATTATTATAATATAATTCTTCGTATGATATATTAAAATAATCTTTATTCAAATAATTTTCTTTTAATCCGGATTTTATTTGATTAAAATATGATGCATCCTCATTTTTTATTAAATTTTCTTTAAATACCCATGCTTTATCCCAATTATTTGTTTTATTAGCATTTAACCAAGATTCGGTTTGTTCAATTATATTTTCTCTATATAAAATAATTACCTTATCAGATATTTCTATTAATTCAGAAAAATCTGTTTCTGGTCTAAAAATTTCTTTAACTAATAAATGAGAAGTGTTATATTCCCATAATTTTGGTGATACACCATGCTTATACCATTTCCATTTTGGACTGGTAATTGGTTCATATAATATTGTAAAGTCTTTATTAAAATAAAACCAATTAGCTAAATTAGTTGAACCACTTCTTGGTTCTGCAAGGATTGTAATTACCATTTATATTAATTTATTACTATTTTTAATATTTAATTTAGTTTTATCATTTAATAAAAAATGAGGAAAATTATTATTGATATGGTCGTATAACTTTGTTGCATAATTTTTAAGGTGTTTTGGGCCTGCATGTTTATTATCCACTCCTTTATCTAATACATTTAAGAAAAAATCACCATCATATCTAAATTCATCTTTATAATTAGAACGAATCAAACTACCATTCCAAATAAAATTACAC